GACCATGTACGGCAACGTCAATCTCAATCTTTACGGCCAAAACCGGATGAAGCCGGAAGTCGAAGAAGACACGATTGAAATGATTGAGCTGTACGTCTGGAACGACGAGACCAAAGATTACCAGATCGTAACGCGCGCCGATCCAGATGTGATTATCTACGACCGCGAAAACGAAAAGCTCTTCCTGAAAGGAGAGAGCCCGTTCATTCAGATCGCACCAAACCCCATGCCGGATTACTATTGGGGCCAGTCCGAGGTTTCCCGCCTGATGTTTCTTCAGGACATGCGTAACAAGCGCATGAACGAAATTCTGGACCTGCTGTCTAAGCAAGTGAACCCGCCGACTGCCCTCACAGGGTTTACCGGCATCTTGGATGAGAAGAACTTTGCCTTGAACCGCGCTGGCGGCCTTCTGGCAAGTGATATGCCCAATACTAAGATCGAGCGGCTGGCGCCTGACCTTCCTGAAAGTCTCTATGAGCAAATCAGAGAAATTGACGCCATGTTTGCCGAAGCTTCCGGCATTTCCGAGGTTCTGTCGGGCCGTGGTGAACAGGGTGTTCGTTCTGCCGGTCACGCTTCTCAGCTTGCCCGTCTTGGTTCGTCTCGCGCTAAAAAGCGGGCGCTCATTGTTGAGAACTCGCTGGAAAAGCTGGCGACACTCTACATGAAGTTAATGCAAGCTTACGACGCAACCCATCTCACTGATATTGAAGGGAAAAAGTTCATTGCTGAACAATTTACCCGTCAGTACGTCGTCAAGGTGGACGCGCATTCGAACAGCCCCATCTTCATGGAAGATATGCGCTCTCTTGCGTTCAATCTGTTTAAGGCTCAGGCTATTGACAAGGAGTCTTTGATTGATATGCTCGATCCACCGATGAAACAGATGCTCAAAGAGAAACTGAAGAAGGCGGAACAAATGAAGGCTATGCAGCCTTCTCCGCCCGAACAGGGGAAAAAGTCTGGTGGCTAGTCAAGGTCAAGTCACAACTGGGGACCAGCCGCGCGCTACGGGGCGCGATGTTTCCATGACTCAAAAGCCTGCCTCTATGCAATATCGGGTCTCTAATGTTAGAAATATGGTGGGCCGTCAGCCGACGCGCCCCGATAGGTCTATGAGGAGATCGTGATGTACAAGTCTGTTAAGCGGTCCCGTAGGGGCCGGAAGTAACCAGTTTCGGGGACGCCCACACCAACATTAGGAGGCGCGAATGCGTCGCAAGGGTCGTAAGTCCAAGCGCTAACGGGTTCCCGCAGTAGCGGGCGCTCGTTACTCATCCTTCCCCCCCCTCTAGATATGGAGGCGCACATGCGTCGCAAGGGTCGTAAGGCTCGTCGCTAACTAACATACGGGTTAGTCCCGTATAGCGACCAAAGAGCGTTCCGAGGAGGGGCGGAACTAAAACAAACCCCTCCCTTGACATTTGTTTAAGTTTCACAGCAGATGTCTGTGAATAGAGGTGAACCACATGGCCGATCAGGATATTATGGCTCTGATGCAAAGCCAGCAGGACGGCGCTCCGCCTCCTGGGGCTGGTCCCGCTATGACGCCTCCTCCCATGCCTTCCCCGATGTCAACGCCCGAACCTAAATCGGGACAACGGGAAGCGGCAATGATCAATGTGGGCATGGCCCTTGATCTAATTGAACAGTCCCTTCCCGCCATTGGTTCTGAGACCCCCGAGGGTCAGAGCCTGATGGCTGCTCTTTCCAAGCTCTCTTCCGTTCTTGGCCCCAAGAAGGCAAAGACCAACGAGCTTCAGAGCGCTGAAATCCTACAGCTCCTTCAGAATTTGCCCCAGGCGGGCGGTGGTTCCCCGGTATCGCGAGCGATTTCTGGTGGCCCGCCGAACCTTGGCCTCATGGGTCCGCAGCCACCCGCAATGCCTCCCGGCGGAGCCCCGGCAGGTGGACCCCCCGCAATGCCACCGGGTATGCCACCTGGCGGCGCACCGTCACCGATGTAAGGAGAATACAATGGACGTGTTCAAGCCTCGCGGCGCTTCCAAGCCCCGCAATCCCACTACCGATCAGCAGCAGAACGGCACAATTACCAATACGCCGCGTTATGCGCATTTGGGCGGACTGTCTGGCGCTTCTAAGACTGGAAGCAAGAACCAGTACGGCATTAAGCCGCCGGGTGACGGCAAAAAAGTCATCTAATACTAAAGGGGACGTAAATGGCATCGCTTGAAGACCTGACACCTGAAGCGCGAGATGAACTTGCAGCGCTTGCTCGCGAACTGGCTGATAACCCGGCCACTCGCGAGACATTTCTTCGTTTGACCAAGACCGCGCGTCCTAACATGCCAATCGGTGAGATTGACCTTAAGGATGACATGTCGTCTCGGTTTGAAGTTGCTCAGACCCGCATGGAACAGCTTGAAGGAAAGCTCCGTGAGAGGGATGCAATGGAAGAATTGGAGCGTCGTCGCAACAGGCTTGTTCGCGGCAAGGGCGTCAAGGAAGAAGACATTGCGGAGATTGAGAAGATCATGCTGGAAAAAGGCATTACCTCTCATGAGTCTGCCGCAGACTACTACAACTGGATGCGCCAGGCGGCAACGCCTACGCCCCAAAAGTTGTTCAGCCGGAATGTGATTGACGACGCCGCCGCAAGCACCCTGAAAAGGTTCATGGGCGGAAATCATGTGAGGGCTGCGCGTGAAGTCGCGGCAGAAGCGTTTAACGAAATCCGCAAAAGTCCAAGGCCAATTGGTCTTTGAGGGTGTGATGGGGACGAGTGTCACTTTAGAAATGATGAGGTAAACTATGGCAATCGGTGGCGGCATTCTCCCCACTACGGGTAGTAACCAGTTCACAGAACTGACTTACGTTACCCGTCGCGCGTTCATCCCCAAGATGGTCGTGCAAATCTACAACTCAACACCGCTCATGGCGGCGCTCATTGCTAATAGCCAGACGGCCACGGGCGGTGTGTCCTCCGTGACCGTTCCTGTTCAGGGTGCTCAGTTTGTTAACGCTCAGTGGTCGGACTACAGCGGCTCGTTCGCTCAGCCGTCCGTTCAGCAGGGCGCGTACAACGCTGAGTTTACGCTCAAGCTGATGATTGCGCCCGTGCCGTTCCTCGGCATGGAAGGTGCGGTTCAGCAGGACCACGCCATCATCCCGCTCATTGAGGCTCGCATGAACGATGCGACCAACGTGATGATGGATGCGATGGCGACGGCCCTCTACACCAACACCACCAACACTCAGCAGTTCACCGGCCTCCCGGCTGCGGTGGATGACGGTACTGGTACTGCCACCTACGGCAATATCACCCGCTCTTCGACCACAAACCCCTGGTGGCGTTCGAAGGTCTACGCTGCTGGTTCGGTTAACCCGACCCGTCAGAACGTCCTTCAGTACATTTCCGGCACGGTCAAGTACGGCGCAGAAGTGCCCACGTTTGGCATCTGCGGCTTTGGCACCTGGACCCTGCTTGCGCAGGACTATGTTGGTCAGGAACAGTACGTTATCACCCCCGGTTCGGGTTTTGATGGCGACTCAAACGGCCCGCAGGCCGGTTTCCGCGCCCTCATGGTTGCTGGCGTTCCAATCTATCCCGACCCGTATTGCCCCGAGGGTACGCTGTACCTTCTCAACACCAACTATCTCTCGCTCTACATCCATGAGCAGGGCCAGTTTGTGTTCACGGGCTTCGAAAGCACTCTGCCCAATTGGCAGATTGGCTACGTCGGCGCGGTCATCAACATTGCAGAACTTGTAAACACGAAGCCTAAGTCGATGACTAAGGTGACTGGTTACAATTCTCTTAGCCTCTGAGGAGAATGACCAATGTCTCTTGCTCTTAACAAGATCGTTCTTGCGAACGCAGTTGCCAACACCGCTGGTGCTTACTTTGAGCCCGTCGTTGTTTCCAACGTTGGCGCGGGTAACGCGACTGCAATGATCAGCTCGCAGTACATCCCGGCTGGGCTTTACGTCCTTCCTTCCACGGCTAACGTGGTCATTGAGTTCAACTACTACACTGGTAGTGCGAACGCTTGGACCACGCTTGTGGCGGCGAACACGGTTGCCCCGGTTCTGGTTTCGGACGGTTATAGCGTTCGCGCTAACGCCTCTACCGGCACCCAGACGGTCACGCTGTACACGGTCAATGGCGGTCAGGCGGCCACGGGCACCTACAACGCAACGTGAGGTGACACATGGCTAATCCTGATTCGGTAGGTCAAAATACCCAAGACAGCTTTGGCAATTATCGCATTGCACAAGGCCGCAATGTTTCGTTGGCTACTACAGCTAACGGCGTAGTTGCCATGCCACTCCTTAACGGTGGTATGGGTGGTTCGGGCGGCTACATCCTTCGTCGTATTGTGGTGTCAAACGCCTACAATACGGCTGGCGGTGCAGTTCCCAACGCCGCAACCGCTAACATCACCATTGGAACGTCTAATGACGGCGCTAACTTGGTGACTGGTACGGTGACGCTCACCAACCTGACAAACGGCACCAGCTACGTTGATATGACGCCTGGTTCTGGGTTGAATGCAAACACTGCCGCCATTGTGTTCAATGCCAACGCGCTCTTTGTGAACGTGACGGCAAACGTGGCGAACGTAGCTTGCCAGGTCAATGTGTACGGCGACGTAACGAGCTTCTGATGGAAAATGTGTGGGTCGTAAACAAAAGTGATGATGAGCTAACAACCCAATGGCATGGGAAGCATTACACCTTCCCCCGGTCCAAGCCGGTAGAAATTCCATATGATGTTGCTCAGAACATTTTTGGATACCGCCTAGACAACAAGTTTGAGTTTGTAGTTCGGTTTGGCTGGACAAAAGACTCGAATGATTTGCTGCGCGCTTATGAGCGACTTTCGAAGTTCGAAATCACTGAGCAGCGGCCAAAGGACTATCGCGCAACGTCCCCAGCGGTAGGCCAATTCCCCGCTCCGGTTCTTGACAAACTGGAGCGGGGAAAAGGGACGCAGGCAGCCGCATGATGTGGGGCGTAAATGACGACGCTACAAAGCTACATCACAACAACCCGCCGGTTGCTGCATGACGCTAATGCTAATTTTTGGACTGACCAAGAGCTAACGGATTATATCAACGACGCCCGTAACAGGCTTGTTCGCGATACTGGCGTTAACCGCCTCATCCAAAACAGCACGGTTGTCCAGGGACAAGAGGTGTACACCTTTTCGTCTTTGCCGCAAGGCTCGCTCACGCTCGACATCGTGAACTTCAATTTGTACTGGGGCAACTCGCGCGTCCCGTTGCGGTATCAGCCTTGGACCCAGTTTAACAGCCAATTGCGTTATTGGCAGAACTATATTGGCCGCCCAATCTGCTATTCGATTTACGGCAGCCAAAGTTTTTATGTTGGGCCTGTTCCTGATCAAACATATCAAATTGAGTTGGACACAATCGTTCAGCCGACTGATTTGGTTGCTTTGAGCGACCCCGAAAC